AAACTGTCCTGCATCTACCAAGCTACGCATTGCTGCAGTAGCAGTCATTGTAAGATTTCCAAGGAAGTGAATTAATCCTAGACCATAGAAACCAAATCCCGGTACAAACTTATAATGCGTGAAGAAAGTTTTCTTTTCTCTACGAGGATCATCTTGATTATAGTTCCTTCGGATAGACAGAACCTTTCGACTTTGTTCCTCTATCGTGACAATGTAGGGTAGCGGAACATCATCTTCATCACCAAACTTACCGGGAAGATCAAGATAGCAATGCTGTTCTAGTAGAACATATTGAGGATCATTATCTCCTGAAGGAGACATACCCATAATAGTATCCATCTTCTGGGCAATAGGTGTAAGATTAGGCATTCCTGCTTCTGGTAGTTCCTCATCATGGTACATTCCTGATACCATATCTCTACGCATTTCTACAGGACTACGATAAATTACATGGGTGTACCTATCTGCATTCTGTAAATCAGTAGCGTAATAAGATACATAGAACTGATCAATAGGAATAAACTCTGACACTGGGCGATTTAGATTTCCATCAAAGTAAATCTTTTTAAAGGCAGACCCAATAAGTGGAAGATGGAACAGCATCCTTTCAAATTCATCAAAGTATTCTGTCATCTGTTCTTGAACTTGGTAGTTCATAAACTCTTTAACCCGTTGCGCCTGTGCTTCTCTATCTTGAGTTACATTTCCTATAATACGGGTCTTTACTGGTCCTGATGCAGGAAATAATTCTTGGGTGGCTTTAGACTGAAACTTAACTGCTGACTCAATAAGAATAGGATGAACTGCCGTACATGCTCCCTCAAATGGTTCTGATCCTTCCTGTAACTTCAAACCTAATAGATCAAAGCCACGCTCAAACATACTTTCCCAATCTGCACGTGAATCTTTATCTGCTTCATAATTATCATGGACTTGGGTGGAGATTTCTTGAAGTTCATCTTCATCTAGTTCAGTAACCAAGTTACGAAAGAAATCTTTATCTTCTTCTTTTAACTGTTGTTTGGATAAATCTTCCCCTACATTACTATCAAACATAACGACAACACTACCGTCAGTTTCATCAAACTCCATTGTAGGTGTATCGCCTTCCACCTCTTCCGATACTTCTGTTTCTATTACAGAAATTTCTACTTGAGGAATAGGATCAAAAGGATTTCGTTCAGTTGCCATTTTTATATTGCCCTTGCTGTATAGTTGTAAGGATTACGTTCTATCACAGAACCACCCTTTTTAAAAGGTATTGTTTTTCCTGCATCTGTTCTTGTTGTTAATGATTTATCTTTTTTAAAGTCTGAAGGTTTTAATCTTTGTGAACCTCTTGCAAAAACAAGCGGACCTACTTGAATCATTTCTTCTGCAGATTTTAGTGGAGTACCTGTATTCTTATCTACAAAATAACTTGCACGGTAAGGATTCATTCCTACTTGTATCCACTCTGATCCGTCTTCAGGATCAATATATTTATTACTGTCTTCTACTTTACCTGCTAATATTCTTTCTGCTCTTGCTACTACATCTTCATCAGGAACTTTATTATAATCACCATACATTCTAGCAATAGTGCTTTTAGATGTTTTTTTCATATTTTCAGGTAGTTCTCTTAACTCTCTGTATTCTTCTTTACTTAGTTCTCTTTTTAATTTTTTAGATAACTCTTTTCTAGTTAGTGATACAGGTTTTTCAGAAGCAATATTAGCGGCTGTTTTTGCTGATGAACTAAAATCTACATTTGTTAAATTTGCAGTTTTACCATAACCAATAGCATCACCACCCTGTTTTCTTCCATCATGAAATGAAACTACCCATGTATCATATCCTTCATATGCAGGAATATCTAAACGAGAAGCAACTCTTTGACCAGATTCTAATTCAGTATTAAGATTAACAATACCTTTTTTCTTTTCACCAAATATTTTATCTTTTTTAAGTGATCCAACTATATCTTCAAAAAAAGGTACTTTAACCATTTTAGTAATAGGTTCTAACGGTAAAAACTTTTTTGTAATATCTCTTTGTTCTTTACCTGTTATCTCACCTGCTAATCTTTTTTCTACTGCTTCTTTAACTTCAGGCTTTTGTTTTTGTTTTTGACTTACACCATATTGTTTTTTATATTGATCTTTAAACTCATCTAACTTTTTTTCATCTGAAATAATGTCTTGTAAATTTTTACTTGCTTTGCTTGCTGCTCTGCCTCCCGGTACATTTTCTGCACCGACAAGAGCAGTTCCTAAAACTCCTGCAAGCATAGCTTTAGGATCACCCTCTGTTACTCCTGTTTCTAAATCTTTTCCTGCCGAAGACAAAGCAGATGGTATATTTCGTAAATCAAATAAACTTAGTAATCCTTCTACTGGACCAGCAGCAGGACCAAGAGTACCACGTACTCTTTTGTTTGCTTCCTTAATTAAGTTCTGAAGACTACCTAATCCTTCTTGTTGTGGTACATCTCTTCCTCCAACAATAGGTAATTGGTTTTCAGCCATTGTTATACGTATCCTTAAACTTTAAATGTATATGCTGCATTAAATCTTTTTGATATCTTCGCCATTTACCTTTACACATTTCTGGTATAGTACACTGGCAAGGTTTCTTAGTGCATCTATAATTTTGATAGTCTGGTCGTACTAAGTCATGGTTTATACCATGTTCAAAAAAAAATGTCAACTAACATCTCCATCTTTTTCTAGCTTGGCGTAACCTTGAGTTAGGATTTTTAGCAGCTTTAGGAAACTTCTTCATCTGTCCTGCAGATCGTGCACAGTAACTTTTCCTTCGTGCTGCCCGTTTACCTGTAGCTTTTTTCTCTGTTACTGCAGTCTGTAGTTTACTACCGGGGTTTTGTCTCCTGTATTTAGCCACACCTTTTTTAGATAGACCTGCTCCTTGTTTAGTAGGTCGCTTATTTCCGCTACCAATAGTCATACCTTTCATATTACTTTTTTTTCGTTTAGTTGTCATTTCACTAACACACAAAACCTAATGTAAGACGATCCATATGTAGCATATAAATACTGGTTAGCCACAGATTAACCCACTCAGTAATAACTGCCATTTATCTTTTCCTTTTTATTTAAAGAAATAAAACTAACTATATCATTAAAAAGACCAATATGCAACCTTCTTGTATCTTCGGGGATTAACATCGTCTTCCCAACTTGGGTCTTCAGGATGTTCTAACCGCCAGCTTTCTTTAACATAATGCACTGCCATTGTCAAGGCATCTACCTGATCGTCATGCCTACCATAGGGAAATAGTATTAACTCATCATATAGTTCTTTTGCCCATTCTCTTCCCCGTGGTATCCAAACCCTGCCTGACTCTAACATAGGAGACGCACTAAAGACCCTAGTAACTTTATCTTTATCTGGCATATACTCTAAGACTGGTAGTCCTGTTCTACGTAAATCCTGTATCAAAGACTGACCACTAGCCTTCTTCTCTACTACACAAATATCCGGTCTATGTTTATCGTATTCTTCCCTTGCTATCCTTCTCAAATCAGGATACTCAAACCTTCCTCTCCTATTGCCTAAAAGAACTAGGTTAGCTGCTGTTCCTTCTGTTCCGTCTTCATCTGCTTCATAGAAATGGAATATACCCCATGTCTGAATTACACTGTAGTCAGCAGTAGTTTTTGTTGAGAAAGCCGTGTCATATGTTTGAATAATAAAATCACAGTCTGGTGGTTCGTCATGGTTCCACCATTGTATCCAATCCTTCTTAATTAAACTTCCTTCATCAGGAGTAGGATTCTGCATGTAAAGACTTTCCCAGTACTTTGTACCATTGGTAGCCTTTATCTCCATTTCATCAATTCTTAATGTTTCATTACTTTTCCATTCAGGAAAGTAACTTGTTCCTTCTTCCAATCCTAATAACTTACTTGCTTTTTCGTCCACCCATGCAGGAATGCTTACTACTTCCCAACGCATCTTGGTATCTATGTCAAACTCTTCCTGTTGTTTTAATAGCCACCCACAAAGATCATCATAATGATAACGAGTATTAATAATAATAATAGAACCATTAGGCATAATACGTGTGCGTAATCCTGAAGGCCACCATTCTTTAATGTACCGTCTACCCGCATCAGAGAACGAGTCTTCTTCCGACATGACATCATCCAAGATAGCAATATGTGCACCCCTTCCCGCTATTTGACTACGCACTCCTGCTGCATAGTAACTACCGTTTAGGTTTGTTTTCCATTTACCTGCTGCTCGTACATCTTGTCTTAAATTTACACCGGGAAACATCTCCATAAATTCATCTGTGCCTACTACATCCCTTACTGTTCTACCAAAATCACTGGATAACTGATCAGAGTGACTGACTGTCAGAATTTCATGGTTAGGATTTTGTCCTATGTACCACGCAGGAAATAATTTAGAACAGATTACGGACTTACTGGACCGAGGCGGCAGAAAAACCATAAGTCTTTTGATTTTTCCTTCTTGAACCTGCTGTAATTTGTGGGATAGTAGGTCAATATGTTTACCCATTACCCAATCACTTACTAATGTAGGTGCCATACGCCTTACAAAAGTAAGAAAATCGTTTTTACTTTGTACCGCTACAACTTCTTTTAGAGAATTACGTAGATTAAGTAGAATATTATAATTTATTTCTGTACTACTAGCCGAATGTTCGTTTGTTAACATTTACATAACCACCTTCTTTACGTGGATCGCAACACTTACACATATTATTGTCTCCTCTTATAGAGGTACATTCACAATTAATACAATCACACCTGTCTCTATGTCTACAATTAGGATTGTCACACATAATATTTACACCTCTTTCTAAAAGGAAGACCAACCAATACACAATTGTAGCAGACCAAGAAAGATAAGACAACAAAATAGTTCTTATTTGTAGTTGCAAAGGTTTTGTTTTTGTGATACACTACGTCACATGACGGTAAAGAGATTATATAATACTATATTAGTGTTAAGATAGTTAAAGAATAATAATAACAATAATAATAATAACAATAAAGGTTATTAATAGTTAATTATATCTATTTAATCTATAATATATCCCTATGTGTAGCAAGCCGTCTAAAAATTCTCTGTATATGTCAGTGGTATTATTACTATAATGGAGCATGGGGGATTTTTTTGGGGTGGGGTGATAGGTAAGACATGCTGACCCATTTAGTAAGCTGGCATATAATAAGCTTGCTCATTATAAGCTGACATATAGTAAGCCTGCTCATTATAAGTAGGCTAATAGTAAGCTTGCTAATAGTAAGCCAGCTAATAATAAGCTAACACATAATAGCCTAGCTGATTATAAGCTACCTTATAATAAGTATACACATATTATGTTAGCTTACTATATCACGCGAAACTGGCGGCATTCTGCGATTGCGTATCATTCGCATTTGTTTAAATTGGCATGGTATATGCATAGCAATAAGTAGGCCATTGCGAACCATTCTAAACAAATATAGGTAGGCAAATATTGCCGGGTAAATATTGCCTAGTAGGTAATAATTGCCTAGTAAATCCGGCAAATATTGCCTAGTTGGCTTGCTAATGATAATCATTATTAGGCTAAGTCATTGAAATACAACGATATTCATTATTGGCATGGCATGTGCAAGGTGTTCTTTTGAGGCATTCCGTCTCGACCGGAAAATTCCGGTTTACTGGTAAACTGAAAAAGGTAGCTTTCAAGATGAACGCTCAAGCTTTCCAGACTGAATTAGAAGCAATCGACGTTTCCAACTCTTTCGACACAGTCCCGGCTGAATTGATCCGCTTGGCACAAGTCGCCGAGCAGAATGGTCGCCAATCGTCCAGCATGAAGGATGGCATTACCTCCAAAAT